TTCGCTTGAAGCATTGTTTCCATAAGCTTTGCTAACACCTCGAACGCGCGAGGATGCTGCGAAGCATCGGCGATTTGTGAAAGCTTTTCCATGGCAAATACGCCGTTCTGTATAACCTCATGGATATTAGAACGTGCCATTTCGAAGTCATTTTTAGCACTGTTATCATGCGCTTTAGCGACGATTGATTTTACTGGATCAGTTTTAGCCAAGGGATTCAAACCAAGAGCATCGTAAATTGCATTATTAGATTTTTCGGTCATGCTGTATTCGCTATTGTGTTGGCTGTATTAGCAGTGCTATTTGAGCTTGGCGTTACATTATTTGCAGTTACGTTAGTGTTATTGGAAACGTAACCGAAATCGGTTGTCGCTGTAATAAGATTTGGATCAATAGAAAGCGATGCATTTGCTGTTGGCTGTCCGTTTGGTGTAAGACCTGGCTGAGCTTGTAAAAAAGCAGCAGGGTCAGTGTTACCAACATAATTAGCAATGGCATTGTTTCCAACATTTTCAGGAACATAAAACACAGTATTGGCAAACTTAATAATTTTACCAGTACGAATAGGTCCATAGATAAAACCTTTAAGAGTAAAATCAAGAGTCCATGTCAGCGCCTGACGCTCTTTGAAATCACCACTATAAGCATCTTCCTGTTGAATGTTATCGAGAACAATAGGAATCTCGTGTGAAATATCCATCTCAGGTATTAGCTGAACTGTTGTTGTCCAATCTGGTGTAAAATAAGGAAGAATCTGTTCAATAATTTTTGTACCATCTTCAGCATTTTTAACCATAACACTGAGGCGAAACCCAATGTTATATGGCACAGGAACATATTGATATTTCAGAGAGTTTGGATCTGTTGGATCTGTAACAGAAACACGACGAACTGTACCGAGTTTTCTGTCTGGATCATATTGTATGTTTGTCATCTCAAACGCCATCAACGGCAAAGTAGGCGTAGCTGTTTGGCGATCTAAGTTTGGATCAGAACCAACACGTGCGAGCATTTTTTCTTTGGGACTGTATGTGACTGGTACTTTGATAAACTCAGTCATATGACCAGCGCTGTTTGTTCTTACAATGCTGATACTATCGAAAAGAGTTCCGAAAAGCGTTACGTATTTACGAATGATACCGAAATAGTATACTTGATTAAACATTACACAACGCCTTCACTAAATGGATCCACAACACTAAAATCGATAAACCCACTTGAACCTGATGGGAAGTTATTCGACCCATTATTTAATGTTTCATTTTCAGCGCCTGGAACAATTGATTCAAGATTGTATTGTTCAACAACAAGGAAGTTGTCGTCTTCATCTGTAAGATAAACATCATCTTGATCTCTAATTGAGTAGTCGAGAACATTAGTTGAGAATTTCGTTTGAAGAATATCAATCTCAGGAATGCCAGTATTGAACACTTCGTTACTGTATTCGAACAACTCACATGTCATTTCCCATGTCTGTAAGCCACCCAATTGATAGAACATTTCTAATTTGGTAACAGACTTAATTTGAAAACATTTTTGGTTAAGCGGGAAGTAAATAATGTCGCCTTCGTTTGGACGGAGCTGAGTTGTATAAGCAGCAACTTCAGATAAGAAAGTACGCTGAGCAACAGAGAACACAACTTGGTCACGGATTTCTAAACCAAACTTAGACATAAAATTACCATCGCCAGTAAATCCATTTACTGACTTGATATACATCTCAACTTCATATGATGTATCATAAACTGATTGATCGTCAGCAGTGTATAGCTGATCGAAATTAGTAACCTTACGAGGAATGTAAATTATATTTTCGCCGTATATTTGGATAGCTTCAATAATTAGATCTTCAAGAAGTTCTTGTTCTCCTGAAGAATTAAAATTATTGAAATAAAAATTCGTTGCCATCGTTATCCAATCATATCAATGTTTGGCAAGCTGTAGCTGGTCATCATTTCTTGTTCGAGAGCTTTACGCTCTTCGATAGCTTCATTCCAAATTTGCTGACCATTAAATGTTAAACCGCCAGGAAGTTGCATTCCTTGATACTTTTTAATGTTCTCGCCCCATTGCTGTTTAATCAAACATGCGGCATAGCGAAGCAACCAACGATCACCCCAAACTTTTGGAAATGCTGTTGGGTCAATAACCTGATAAGCTTCAGCAACAATGTAATCACCTACGTTAACAATTGTCCAGTCCATGTCAATATAAAGACGACCAACATGGCGATTGTAACGAAGTGGCTGCTGACCAACAAGAATCTGCTCGAGAAACTGAATGTGTTGAAGCGCCATATAATAAGGAACCATCGAAACTGATGTCAACGTATACAAATCGTTCAATGCGATCTGATAGCGAATGTTAAACAGATTGTTTGTATTAAGTGATTGACCGATAGGAAATAAGTTAACAACGCCGATAATGTTATCTGGAACAGGAAGATATTTGTTATCGATATCTGTTTGTGTTACTTGATATTTAAAATATGTTTTGTCAGAACCATCGAAGTGATAATCTGTATAATAAAGCAATGCTTCGTCGATACGATCTTGAACCTGATCGTCATCAACGTTAATTTCGATAACAGGTTTACCCAACTTGCGTAGGCAGTATTCTGTAAACTCGGCTCTTGTTGTTGGTATTGCCATTTTAGTTCCTTTTTATTCTGGCCAACCAATAGAAAAATCAGTAGCTGCAATTAAATCTTCATTACCAGAAGTTATAATATCTAAAAATTTTTTTTCTGTATCATTACATTTTTTTGTTCTTTCATCGAACAAATTAACAATAGCTATAAAATCATCTCCAGTAAAATCAACTAAATCTCTATCAATTCTTTTTGTTACAGTGAATTGTTCTAATTTTGCTTTTATAGAATAAATTAAATAAAAATTATAGTCATGGAAAAATATATTATAATTTTTGTATAAAATTGACTTTGAAACATGTCGATCGTAATAATTAAAAATTATGTTTTTTAAACTATTTAAATCTTTTAATTTTTTTGTCCAAATTTTTTCCCATCTTTCATTTTCTTCATTATAGACTACTCTAAAATCGATATTATATTTTTCATCATTTAAAGGCGTATCAGTATCAAAAACTTTTACGTAATTTTTTTCTTCTATTACACCACCACCCCAATTAGCTGGAAAACTTACGTGTGGGTTTTCGAATTCAGGATTAGCTGGAAATTTTTCCAATTTATTATCTATTATTAAAGCAAACATCGATAAATTCCTTTTAAATTACTGGATCTGTATAATAAAGGTTAGGATTTAATTGAATAGAGTATAGGCTAGCTGTATAACTACCCGTCCCATTTTGAACCATAGATGTACTATTTGCGACAGCTATACTTTGATAAACACCATAATTTGTGAAAGTATACCATAAAGGAGTAGTGATATAAATAGAAATAACATTGGAACCATAATTACCAGCGATAGTAGTAAATGCTGTAGTTGAATTGACAGTACTACTACCTGGATTTATGTATCTTACAGTTGTATTAGAAGCTATAAAAAATTGACCCCAGCTAACGTTACCAGTAACACTACTGTTTGCTTGTATTCCAACATTTCCAGCTTGCCAAGCTCCAGCCCATTGCGTATATGCTTTAATATTGTTTAATCTTTCTGTAACTCCACTTAATTTTCCACTTGTCCATGTTACACCATCATTCGAAACACCTATTGTTCCACTAGCTCCACAATACATATACGCATTGATGGCATTATTATAAGTTACATCGATAATATCATTAGTTGTCCCAGAAGTTTGATATGTCCAAATATAACCATTATTCGATGTTGCTAACATTCCACCAGCGCCTACAGCTATATAAAATGGCGTATTATTTCCAACACCTAAAACGCTATAGAAATTATTTGATGTTCCTGATGATACTTGTGACCAAATAAAACCATCTTGAGAAACGAGTATCACGCCATTATTTCCAACAGTAACATATGTTAAAGCTGTATTGTTTTGTGTTAAAGTTGAAGTTATTCTATTTAAACTTTGTGTTGTTCCTGTAATTTCTGATCCAACAACTTTATAATAAAATGGATAATTATAACCGCTGACGCTGGCAGCTGATGAAGTATACCCAAAATTTCCCTCATACTCTGCATAAAAATTACCAACATATGAATGTATATGTCCATTACTTCCAACTGTTGTGAAACAACCATTAGCATACGTTGAACTTAACATATCAAAAGGTGATGTATCTAAACTTTTATACCAAGTTACTGCGCCATCCAATGATTTATAAATGTTTCCATCAGCTCCAACACACATAATAGTATTAGATTTTAAACTACAAGCAACACTAATAATATCCATTGTAGAATTGCTGCTGTTAACAATAGATTGATTCCAAGTAGCACCACTATCTTTAGAATAAATAGTATTACCACCAGAACAAGCACCAACCCAAGTTTTTAAAGTAGGACTATAATCTATTTGAAAAATTTTTGATGATGTTGGCGAACTTCTCTGAACCCATGATCCAAAAGAACCAGTACTACCAATATAATTTGTTATTATATCGCCTTGAGCAGTTACTGCCATGGCTGTTGAGCTATAGATAGGAATATACCAGCCATTTGCTGTAGAATTTACAGCATACGTAACATCTATACCAAATTTAACATCAGTAAAATTATTTAAAGCTATTGGTTGTGTTTGTGCAACGTAAGAGCTGTTAGGTGTGGTTGCTCCTAACATAGTTGCTCCATCTCCAACAAGAAGTGTTAGTTTATTTAAACAATCATAATCTATAGATCTTAAATTATAGGAAGGATTTACAGATGAAATTTTTGTATAAGCACCATAATTATTTCCTGCTGTATCTTTGCTTGTAATAATAAAAAGATTTGATCCATTTAAAACTGCTAACATTGGCGATGTGTTACTTGAATTTTGACCATTCGCGACATTATTACCACCATTAGCATAAAGACCACTAACATTTTTTATAATTGCTGGTGAGGTAAGATTTATTGCCGTTGGTACTTTACTAACAAGATTATTAGCTAATCCTCCACTAGAATTCGCAACATTCCAATAATTAAGAGGAATATTTGTTTGGTTAGTGACAGATGTATAACTAGTTTCACTGGAACTAGTTTCAATACCCCTTCCGTAATATTGATAATTATAATTAAAAATTGGATATGCACCTAAACCTGCTGCATATGGTGTTGATGTTCCAAGGGTTTGAATTCCACTAACCATCGAACCAGTACTACCAAATCCAATATATCCATTAACACTGCTGTTTCCTCCAATATAAGCTGTATAAACATTACTGAAGCTACTGTTTGCATATCCAAATGTAGTAAAACTCCAAATTAAATTACATTCTGTATAGATATATGCATCACCTGTTGTGCCGGTGCTGCCAGTAGTTGATTGAACAGTGACTACTGCTTTTTTATACCAAAAATTTTGTGTTTCATCTGCAGAAGAATAAACAATGTTTAAACCATAGTTATTACCCTGATTGTTTGATACGGCTACAAAATTACCTATTTGATAACTTGGGTTATTAGCAATAACCCCATTAGCGTTTAAGACAAATGGTTGAAATCCATATGAAATATAAGAAGCAGGAACGATATTAGGTTGAATATATTCTGCGCTGCCAACGGGCGAGTATGATCCAGAACTAACATTACCAACAGCAGAAAGATATATTATCGCACCAGTTGTATTTCCATTTTTTGGTGGAACAATAAGATAACCTGTTCTTGGATTTGAGTTTACTGTAGTGCTGTATTTTCCAGCTCCTGCCAGTAACATTTCTTCGCTCGTAATCATTATCTACTATCCTTTATAGCTTGCGAACCACGCCAAGTTGAACCGCCATCATCTGTAACGAAAATCCAAATATCAGTATTTGTTGATGCATATGGAGCAGTAGCATTTGGCCATTTTGGAGTATTAGCCCAACTGATAGTGTTAGTACCACCATTTGCAAGTTTTAAAATCATTGAATAATAAACACCTGGCTGACCTGATGTAAAATATATATTCGCTGCAGATCCATTACATGTTGCAACAAAATAATTCCCACTTGCGCAGTTAATGTTAATGTTGTTTGAAGAAGCAATAGTTACTGGTGTTAAAGAAACTGTTCCTGTTACTAATAATTTTGTTACAGGAGTAGAATTGCCGATACCTACGTTCGCACTTCCATATATTAAAACATTACTATTAAATGTTTGAGTGTTTGTCCAAACGTATTGATTTGCAGTATTAACAGAACCACCACCACCAGAGACTGTTGACCAATATACGTTACCAGTTCCATTAGATGTTAATACTTGACCAGTAGAACCTTGCGAACCAGTCGAGTCAATAATTTTTGCACCGCTGCTAAAAATTAAATTTGCAGTAGAGTTAAATGTAATAGCATTCGAAAAACTTTGCGTATTTGTCCAAACATACTGGGCTGATACGTTGACGCCAACTATCGTTGACCAATACGGAGAACCAGTAGCTCCGTTTGTTGTTAGTATTTGTCCAGCAGTACCAACACCACCATTTGCCGACAATGGAGTTGTGATTGTTAACTGCGAACTGTTAGCAACAAACGTACTACTAACTTGAATAACCGAACCATTAACAGAATAAGCGTTAATTGAACCAGTTGTATAGATACCAGTAGAATTAATTACGTCTGTTGTGCCAACTTGTAATGCAGAAGCGTTTACTATTCCAGTATACGTCGGCAGATAAGAAGCAATATTAGCATTTAAAGTTGAATTAAGTTGGTATGAAGATGAGGCTGCACCACCAAGATATAACGCATTGTTAACAGTACCAAGTATTGTACTATTAAACGTAATTGTGTTTGTAAATGTTTGAGTATTTGTCCAAGTGTATTGCGCCGCCACGTTGACACCAGCTGCAGCAATTGCCCAATACGGAGAACCAGTAGCTCCGTTTGTTGTAAGAACATATCCAGCAGTACCAACGCTACCGTTGGCTGATACTGGAGTTGTAATTGTTAACTGAGA